AGAATAGGGCCAAAAAGCGTTAGGCCTTGACTAAACGCTAACATCCATGCTAATATCTCCCATGCCCGATTGGGCTACCAAGTGGCGTCTGGCAGTCTGGCCCTCGAACGAGACTGCCGAAAATTCCTTGAGAGGGGAAACATCATGCCTCAACCGCAGACTATCACCATTGATAAAACAGAATACGTCCGCAAGGACAGCATCAAGACCACGGTCTACAAGCCGTCCAAGCAAGGCCCCTACCAAGTCGGAAAGAGCTACTACGTCTTGACCGTGACCATGGGCATTCACGGAATCCTTGTAGAAGTCGGCCCCCAAGAGCTTGTCCTCATGGATGCGGCATGGATTGCCGACACCAACCGATTCCATGACTTTGTGACCGGAAAGAAACAGCCCAACGAGGTTGAGCCTTTCCCCCGAAACACGCCCGTCAAGATTGGACGCGGAGCCATCGTGTTCGCTTGCCCTGTCGAGGGGGCTTTCGAGGTGCAATTGTGAACGCGGCTTGTGCAAGGCTAGGATACGAGAACGCGAGGACGGGGACGGGGACGGGGACGAGGACGTGGACGTGGCCGGGGACGTGGACGGGGACGAGGACGTGGACGAGGACGTGGACGAGGACGAGGACGGGGACGAGGACGAGGACGGGGACGAGGACGAGGACGAGGACGGGGACGGGGACGAGGACGGGGACGGGGACGGGGACGTGGACGGGGACGAGGACGTGGACGAGGACGAGGACGAGGACGGGGACGAGGACGAGTTAAGAGCTTGACCACGAAGCATAGCCCTTGGACGATGACATACAAGGGCCTTGCTGGGTAGTGAAGCAAACACATCTAGGCTGACATCCATAGCCCGTTGACTAGCAAGCTACGCAATCTAGGGTAGCCGGTGGAACGGATAAGCTTGGGGTGGAAAGACGCTAGAAGGAATAGCTACTACCCAACTCTTTAGCTTGGATTCTCCCGCTACGGCCCCGCAGGGGTGCGGACTTCAGCGGCCTAGGTTTCGAGCCGTATTCCTAGGCAGGCTAAAATACTCAGAGGCATGATGCGACAGGTCTTTGCATTCGTCAGCGATTGCCACGCACCTTTCGAGGATCGGAAAGCAGTCCTTCTAGCCGCAGCGCGCATTGAGGAACTAAACCCGTCAATCCTTGTCTACGGCGGCGACATCCTCGATTGCTTCCTAGCCGGACGCTTCCCCCGCGTTGGTGGACGTATCTCCAAGTTTGTCCAAGAGCTAGAGGGCGCACGCTGGGTCATTGACACAATCGCAGACCGCTGCCCACAAGCGCGTAAAGTGTTCCTTGAAGGCAATCACGAAATGCGCCACAAGGTAGCCATTGCCACAATGGGCCAAGTCCCGGGCTTCCTTGAGGGATACCCCGGCATCAGCCTTGAGGAAGCTTTAGACCTGAAAGCCAAGGGCATCCAATACATCCACAGCCGCGCCGGGAACGCCTCTATCAAGATTGGCCCCTTGCTGTTCTCCCACGGATCACTTTACGGCGCTACCCCAGCCCGCGCTGAACTCATGGCGAATCTTTGCTCTGGCGTGTCAGGCCACGTTCACCGCATGACTGAACACCGCGTCACCTCGTCAACGTCCGGCGTTGATTGGCGCTGGCAAACTAGCGGCTGTCTCTCCCAAGATGCCCACTATGCAGACCGCAATAGCGAACAGCTTGGCTTTGTCTCGGGGTGGCTGGATGAAGAAACGGGGCAATACGATATGCACAGCGAAAAGATGCACCGCTCGTCACCCAACGGCCCCGTCACACTCTACACGCCCAACGGAACCTATCGAGCATTCGATACATCAAGCGGCATTGCTATCCAGCGCGATTCCTACGAGATCCAAGGCAAACCTAAGCCCAAGCAGAAGGGCAACCCTGGCAAGAGCAGCCGCAAGCGTTCGGCGCAGGGACAGCGCAAGAGCTTCAGCAAACTCAAAGAGATACAACGAAAGCGCCGGGACAACTAGAAACCGCCCAGGCAAGAAATGGACTGCCTACGAAATACAGCTTGCGCACGACATGGTAGCCATAGGCCACACCTACAGGCAAGTCGGCTTCGTCCTTGACCGATCCGTTCAGTCCATCCGCAAACTCTTTTTGAGGCTCAAACAATGGAATGGCAACGGCATAGGGGATGGGCGCTAGGCTTTGGATGGCAACCCTGCTACGGTTACAGCTATTTTCATATCAGCATCGGCCCCGGCTGGTGGGCATTCAAGCTGCCCTTCGGTGCAAGCGGCCCATTCTTCTAAAAAGGGGGTGATTCCTTGGCTACCAAGAAAAAGAAGAAAATGAAGAAAGCCTACTGCTAGTGAAATCCTTCAATCAACACTTCATGGATATTGTGCATGGGACGGGAGAAATCCTGTCCTATGCCCTATCTATCCCAAAATACGCGCTAATCGCCATTCTGAGCCTTTCTGCCCTCGTTGTGGGTATCGCTACCCTAATCACCATTGGATTGATTCTAGGCATAACAGAGGCCCAAAACGGGCTATGCCAGAAAGTGGATGCTGTCAATGGCAATGAGAATAGCTAAATCTCCCGGCAGATCCCCTATCCACGATTGGATGGCACTCCGCAACGAATGGGAAGCATCTGGCGTTAAGTATCTCCGCGATTGGTGCAAATCCAAAATTGTCAACGGGAAAGAAATCAATTACCAATACGCATCAAAGCAATTTGCAGAAATCGCAAGGCTTGAAGAACAAGAGGATATTGCCAGCGCAAGACGGAAACTAGCGAAATTCGCGCCAAAGGCAGTAGAAGCAATTGGACTATTGACAGACAGCGAGGATGAAAACGTAAAACTTAAGGCCTCAACAGCAATTGTAGATAGGGTTGGCCTTAACCCGCAATCTGCAACAATTAATATCCAAAATACTAACGCAACCCAGGTAATTATCCCTGCAATGTTTGCAGATTCAAGCCGTGATGACCTGAAACGTATGCTTGACGGAGAGGGGGACGAGTGACGCTTATTCTTGCGATTTCCATTATCGCGCTTGCCTATTGGCGCTTCAAGGATGTGCCACTGGATCGGGATTGGGCTCCCTATGCGTATCCGGCTTTGCATGGGACGGGATACCTAGAGAACGGGCATCAGGATATTAAGCCGCCACTCATTCATTGGAGTTTCAAGGCATGGGCAACTATCACTACAGGCTTGAAATCGACTCTCCCCTCCCGTTTGAGGCTTTTGCCAACGCTTGCGCTGATGCTGTCAACGGCCTTGCTGTACCCAATAGCACCTACAGCATCCATCGTGCTAGCTTTTCTCGCGTGTTCCCCGGTCCTTTGGGCGCACATGGCGAACACCGAGTGGCTGACGGTGCTGCTGTTAAGCGTGGTGGCCGCGACAAGTCACCATCCGTGGTCAATGCCCCTAGCGTGGATTGCGCTGGGCCTGCTGCCGTGGGCGAATCAAAAGAACGTGTTACTCATACCCGTTATGATTTTTGCGACAGGGCTTTCTTGGAATGGGCTGCCGCTGCTGGTTCTTCCTACGGCGCTGTGCCTGTTGTATATAACCTTGACGGGACGGTTTCGCCATTTCCTAAAATGGGCTTGGACAATTCCCGCACAGTTTGGCAAGACGCGGACGCTGCGCCGAAACACGCTGGGGCACCTGCACCTGCTAAAGCCGGGGCTGTTCCTGATGCTTCCGTTCATAGCGACAATGCAGGGGCCTTGGGTGCTAGTCCTGCTGGCAATGGTGACGCTGGCCCTACTGTCAAAGCAGGTGATGCCCCACCACTTCCTCTTGTTTGCATTGCCCGTGGCGTTGGGTTCAGCTCCTTCCGCGACAACGTGGGCCGCGTTTGGCATTGCGTGGGTTCTGCTTGAAGCCGTTGCATGGGTTAAGCCTTCGATAGTCTACCCCCTGACCTTTGCCGATCCAGGCGGGAATCACTACGGCATGGTGCTACAGGATGCTGAATGGGTGACGCGCTGGCTTGACGAGAACGAACCTAACGAGGATACGATTTGGGTTAACGGAATGGAAAATAACGTGTATCTGCATAGCGGGCGCAAGGCATGGGCTATCATCGTACCCGAGCTGCGGGAAACTCCCCAAGGCTTGCCGCCTAGAATAATCGTGCATTGCCGTGGAAGCGTTGAGTTCGACTACGATGCCCACGGTTACGAAATGGTTGACAGCTCACCGCTTGGCGGGCTGGTGATTATGCGGAGGAAATAGGATGCAAGCTAAACAGCTAATGGACAGCCGCCGCTTCTGCCAGCTTATGGATGACCTTGCCCTGACCTGGAAGAAACGCGCCAGCACAGACGAGGACAAGGCTGGGCGCTTGCAGGCTGTCCTTGACCACATTGGGGAGCAGGGCGGCTCTACGGCCCCCACAGCCCCAAATAAGAGCCTTTCAGAAGTCATGGCGGGGCTGGTGGACGAGTTTAAGAACGAGCCCCCGGCCAGAGGCTTTGACCCGCCCACCGAGGATGAGCGATTCTTCCCTCTAATGGAACGGCTCAAGCCAACGCTTGAAAAGATGATTCCTAATGGGCGCGGAGAACGCCTCGCCATTGTCCCTCTGGACGTAGATATGACTGCCCTTACGGGCTGGCTGGACAAGCACAAGGAAATCCCTTTCTTCGTTGACCTTGACCATACCATCAACATCAGCCCAGAGCGCGGAGATCGGCAGGGCTGGATTGTTCCGTTCAAGGCAAGGGCGGTTTAGTTGCTCCTAGATTTCACGGATAAGCCTAACCAGAAGGCGTTCTTCTTTGACCGTAGCCGCGTCTGCTCCTTTTGGGGTGGATACGGCAACGGCAAGACGTATGCAGGCTGCGGCAAAGGCGTGACGCTATCCCTCAACATCCCAGGCAACGTTGGGCTAGTTGGGCGCAAGACGTATCCGGCGCTGAATAGCACTACCCGCGAAAGCTTCCTATCATTTGTGCGACAGCTCAACGGCGGTCATCTTGGGGAAGGCCCGATTGTCCACAGCTTTAACAAGTCAGAGAACATCCTACAGTTTAAGAACGGCTCAAAGGTATTTTTCCGCACACTTGACGAAGTGGAAAAGCTGCGCTCCCTGAACCTTGGCTGGGCGCTGGTAGATCAGGCGGAAGAAATAGACGAGGAAATCTTTCTTGAGCTTAATGGCCGCTTGCGCCTTTGGAATCCAGAAAAGGTGGCGCTGTGGCAGAAGAATAACCATGATGCCCTAGTGAGCGCGTTGGGCTTCGTCCCCAAGCCTTATAATCAGCTTATCATTGTTGGCAACCCCAGCCCCAAAGCATGGGTGCGCCGGGAGTTCTTTGAGAACGAGGGCGGCAAGAACAAGGTCTATTCTGCCAGCACCCTAGAGAACCAGAAGTATCTGCCCACGGAATACATTGCCGAGCTAACGTCCCGATATTCAAAGGAGTGGATTGGTCGGTTTATCAATGGCTCCTGGGACACGATGCTAGGCCAGATTTACAAGGATTTTGACTTTGAAGGTGGCATCCATAGCATTCCCCCCTTTGATATTCCCCCCCATTGGGCTAGATTCATTGCGTTAGACCACGGAATTGTCAATCCAACGGCTGTCCTATGGGGCGCTATTGACGAAGCTGGCCGCGTCTACGTCTACCACGAATACTACGTAGCTGGGAAAGGCGTTGAGGAACACGCCGAAGCCATCAAGGAAATCTGCAAGGTATTGGGCAATACGCCCATGACGCAGGATAACAAGATTAAGATATTCATGGACTACAGCCTAAAGGGGGACTATGACCCGCATGGGCTGTCAGCATGGGAGCATTACAACAGGCGCGGTATCTTCGGCCTTAACGCTAACAAAGCGGTTCAAGATGGCATCCAGACAGTCCAGCTTTACCTAAAGCCGCGTCAGGATAGGACGTTCCCTAGCCAGCACCCCCGCGCAGGGCAACCGGGAGCGCCGGGGCTGTTCATCTTTGACGGGGCCTGCCCCTGGCTGGTCAAGGAGCTGAAAGCCTACGAATGGGAAGAAAGCAGGGAAGGCTCTAATTCTAGCGAACAGCCGAAGAAGTTCTTTGATCACCTTGTAGACGCTTTGCGCTATCTTTGCCAAGCTATCAGGGAGCAGCACAGCCCAGCGGCCAAGGCAATCAAAACGGCTGAAATGGAAGCCGCAGACAGGCTTAAGGCGATTGCCGCCCATGCGTTCACTAGCACAGATATGGAAGATGAAAATAATTACCAATAGGCTTGACTTTTCAATTGAAATTTGTTATCATCTCGTCTGAGTAAGTCTGCCTTATTTGTTAGGTGCATATGCAGCCCCGCGTATTTAACAATCAACCCGCCCAATCACCTGACCAGCCCGTTCCGCAGGCTGGCGGAATTGCTAATAGCTTGTCCGATATGCCGGAAGGCTTGGACGAGAGCGCGATTGTCAAGTTCTGTCAGGCGCGGAACAACGTATTTCAGCAATGGTTTGATCCGTATGTTAAGTCTATTGCGGAATGGCATCGAATCAGCAAGAACCTGATTATCAGCCCCAAGGGGACAATGGGCGTTGCATTGCCTGTTGGTAGTGGCATTGTTGAGAGCATCAATGCTCGGCTACAGCCTGCCCTGCTGAATCGTTCCAAGATTGTTGAGGCTGTGCCTGAGTTCCCTACAGAGGACAACGAAGCCACGGCTAGGATGGAAGACTTTGTAAACCAGACGGTGCTTTCTGTCAGCCGGACTCCCGAAAAGGGCAAACAGGCCATTAAATCGGCCATTGTGGAAAGCTTCATCATCTGGCGAAACCTGTGGAAGCAGGACGTTAAGAAGCGCGTAGTTCCCAAGCCCATCCCTGACCCCGCATTTGTGCCTGCCCCCATGAACCCTATGGCCCAGCCCCAGGTTATCGGGACTGAGGATGTAGTGGTTGAAGAAATGAAGGGATATTGGGATTGGGAGCTTAAGAATCCAGTCAACATGGCATGGGATCCGCACACAATCACCCGTATCAGCGATTCCCCGTGGGTGCGGGAACGTTCCAACATGAGCTATAACCAGCTCAAGGGCTGGGAACGTGCCGGAATCATCAAGGACGTTGAGCGCCTGCGCTACGTTGTCCCTAAGGGCGTTAGCGGGACTATGAAAAGCGGATGGGAAGAAGAAGTCCGCCGCGCAGATGGTGATGCCAATTGGGGGGTCACCTACGCGGACGAGAAAAGCTACATGGTTGAGGAGTGGTGGGCTGAGATGTGCTGGAAAGAGGGGGAACAGCACGTTTCCAAGCGCATGAAATGGTTCCTTGTTGAAGGAAACTACGTTTTTGGCCTTGAGGAAAACCCGCTTATCCCTCAACGGATGCCTTACGATAGCTGCCCGTTCATTTTGGACGTTCACAGCCTGACGGGGCAGAGCGCGGTTGGTACTGTGACCGCTATTCAGGCTCAGATCAATAACATGGCAGGCTATCAGGCGGCTTTGACTGAGCGCCTTGCCAAGCCCACCATTTTCTATGACGAATCTAGCGGACTTTCGGGGCGCACTAGCTTCTTCAAGATGTATGGGATGCAGCCCGTCCAGAACGTGCAGGGCATTCGTGAAATGGTCATGGATTCCGGCCCCGTTGCGGCTGTGCAGGCGTATATCAACTTCCTAATTGGCCTTGCGCGGGAAGCCTCCGGCGCTAACGAGCAGTTCCAGGGTGTTGAGGGCGCGGATACTTTGGGCGAGTTTCAGGGACTTGCGGCTGCTGCTGGCCAGCGTTTCGCTGATACCGTCGATACGCTTTCACAGGGCTGGCTTGAGCGTCTTGCTATTGAGTGCTACCTGTTCAATCGTCAGTTTGTGAATGACGGGGATGCTGTTGTCAGGGCCGCAAACACCGAAGGCAAGGCCGAGATTCTTGGCCGCGCTGACTTTGCCCAAGATTACAGCTTTGTTGCTACATCCAGCGCCAACGAGCAGAGCAAGCAGAAGGAAATTCAGGCTGTTGTGCAGGCGCTTGAGATGCAGGCCAAGATGCCCCCTAGCGCCGATGGACAGATGTTGAACGTCCAGAAGGTGTGGACTGATATTCTACTCCCAATGCTTGGGCAGAAGAATGGGTCGGATTGGTTCATTCAGGCTCCAGCGCCTATGGGCATGCCTGCTGGCCCGCAGGGGCCTGCCGCCGTCGACATTCCGATGCCCGAGGGCGAGGGGATGCCAGCTTGAGCGAAGTCAGCGTAGAGCAAATACAGCAGGAAGCCGCGCACATGGCGGGGATGCTTGCAAGCCCCGGCTGGGCTGTCCTGAAAGACGAGGTTTCCCGCCGGATGAATGGGGATGGGAAGCATGGCGGCTTAGTGAAGGCGCTTATTGCAGAGGATGATCCGCAAAGAATACGCGACTTGCAGGCAAATATCAGGTCGCTAGAATTTCTCCTTAAGTTTCCAGACGAGATTCTGGAAGCGGCTAGGAGAGCAACGGAGCAAGCTCCCCGCGAGGATGAGCCCTAGCTCCACAATAGGCCCCAGCAGACGTTGATGGCCGAAAGGTAGGACAATGGCAGACGAACAGGTAGAAACACTTCAGGCCCCCACGGATACTCAGGTGGATGCTTGGATGAACGGGAGCGAACAGCAAGCAGAGGCGCAAGGGGCGCAACCTCCGGCGCAGACTGAAAAGGCGGTAGAGGCTCCGGCCCCTGCGCCTGTGCTAGACAAGGCCGCTCTTGCAGAAATGATGAAGGAGTTCCTCAACCCGATTCAATCGGAGTTGGGACAGCTCAGAAAGCTACGCTCTGAGTTCGACCGAACAAAGAGCCAACCCACAAACACCACCCCGCAGAGCTGGGCGCAAATGACGCCAGAGCAGCAGGCCCAAACGAAAGAGCTGATTAAATACGCTTTTGAGCAAACGGAATACGGGGAGAAATTCAGCCAGTTTGACAGTTTTTACCAGCAGCAGCAGATTACGCAGCAGGGGTTTCAGGTTGAGAACCTTGCTAAAGAGTTTGCCGGGGAACAGTTCAAAGAGCTTGACCCCATTATGGCTCGCATGGTGACGGAGCTTCAAAAATCGGCTGAGAATGACCCCCGCGCAGCCCGTAGATTGTGGGAGATACAGAACACCGAAGCTGGAATCGAAAGCCTTGTGAACAAGGCGAAGCAGGAGCTGGGGACACAGGTTAAGGCCAAGGTTGAGCAGGCCACCGATGCCCGGCAAGCTGCCGCCCGTAAAGCAGGGGTCAATGTTTCGCAGTCCCAGCAGAGTGTTCAGCCAGCCAACAATTTCAAGGACTTGCCGTTGAACGAAATGCGTAAACAGCTTATTGAGCAAGGTCTGTTGTAAGGGGTAACACAAAGGAGTAAGTCAAATGGCAAACAGCCAGGTTACAAATTCTAACTTTGGTGACGGCTCGCTGGGCCAGATCACCACGTATTTTGACAAGAAGGCGCTTGACCGCATTTATCAGAACCTTGTGTTCTACGCTCTCGCGGACAAGAAGCGCCTGCCCAAGAACGCGGGCCAGCTCTACCAGTTCTACCGCTATGACAACATCGCTACTAGCGCCCTGACCAGCGCCATTAACGAAGGCACCCTGACTGCCAACCAGAGCCAGCTCTCGGCTCAGGTTATCACCATGACCTCGAATGTGTACGGCTCGTTCGTGACTCTGAGCCGCTACGCCGCCGACACGACCCGTTCGGGGCAGTTGGTTGAGGACGCGGTGGATGTGCTGTCGGATGCTATCTCGGATGTGGTGGACTTGCTGACGAAAGCCAGCCTGTCCAGCGGCTCGAAGGCTTACTACGGCGCTGACCTTGCCAAGACCACGGCCAGCATCACCACGGCAGATATTATGACTGCCAGCACCATCAAGAAGGCGGTTCGTAATCTTCAGGCCGGGAAGGTTCGTCCCTTTGCGGATGGCCAGAAGTATCCTTTCGTTATCCATCCGAACCATTGGTACGATATCCAGAGCGATACGGCTGTTGGCGGCTTCTCTGCGACCTCGCAGTACAGCCAGCCCAACAAGATCTGGAACGGCGAAGTCGGTGCTATCGGCGGAGCTCGTCTGATTCTCAGCCAGAACCTCGGCACGTTCACCAGCGCCGATATCACCAGCTCCGTCACCAGCGTTGCCTACGAAAGCTACATCGTTGGCCAGGGCGCTCTTGCTACCGTGAGCCTGGAAGATAGCCCCGTCCAGATTCTGGTCAAGAAGGAAGGCGGTTCGTCTGACCCGTACAGCAACATCATGACCGTGGCTGCCAAGCTGCCCGGTTTTGGCGTGGCTTACACCGGGACGGACGCTACCAACAAGCGCAGCTACAAGATTGTGACCGCTACCACGGTCTAAACAGACCGATAACGGGGGTGGTTTATCCACCCCCTACCTAAAGGAGACTATAACAATGGAACAGAACAGTCAGTTTGGTTCGCTGCCTTCGGGTGATAAGTCGCTGGGCCACAACGCCTCGCCCCCTATCGCCTACAAGGGCCAGAGCGTCCCCGATATGGTTCGTAAGACCTTCGACCCGTCCAGCAAGGAGACTACCCAGGCTCCTAAGACTGCCAACGGCAAGTAGCTCTTAAATAGGGGGTAAGGAGTGCGATATAACGTGTTCAAGGCTCGGCTTCTGCGGATGAATTCTAAGTTTAGGATTATCCCAAATGCTGGGATGGCGTGGGGACTGTTTGTGAAGCAACCCCGCCACCCTGACGCAAACGAGCAGGGCCTAGTCCACGTTTTGAGCATCCCTTCCCCCCGTTTTTGGAGCGAACACTTGCCCAAGGAAACGATTAAGAACGAGCAGGGGCATATCGTAGTCAGGGGATGGGCGGTAGTTGTCCGTCTTTTGCTTGGTCAGCGTTGGGTGAAGCGTCATAGCGTCATTTCAAACTTCGGCCACGATTGGGAGATTGCTTGAAAGTATTTGCCTACCATAACAGCAACAATGGCGTGAGCTATTACCGCATCTGGCAACGGGTGAAGTGGCTGAAGAAGTTGGGCATTGAAATCAAGCGTCTCCCTGATCGGCTGGACAAGGTTGTGATGCCGCTAGAGGGAAACGGCGGGAACATCCCCGGATGTGAGAGCCACGACAAGGTGACAAAGTGGGCGGATGTGCTTTTCAGCAATTTCCGCAACGTCAGGCATGATACGGTTAGGATGTTGGCGCAAGCGTCAATCAAGCCCCTAGTGGTGGATATTGATGACGACGTTGACAGCATAGACCCCAGCAATCCGGCGTATAAAGATTGGGCCGCACAGCCTGACGCGATTATTGAAGTTCCCGATGATGTGACGGACTTGGAAGCCGAAAAGTCACATCCTAGCATGACGCTATTAAAGGTGGAGTGCCAGCGTTTCCTAGTAATGAGCCGTCCTAGTGGGCAGGATAACGTCAAGGAACAGCTTCGAGCTGCGGCTGCGGTGACGGTTTCAACACCGTATCTTGCAAAAGTTTATGCGCCTTTGAACAGCAATATCCACGTTGTACCAAATTGCATTGACTTTGACGAGTGGGGCAAGGTTGCGCGCAAGGATGACGGGCTGGTTCGTATCGGCCTATTTGGTAGCAACAGCCACCAGAAGGACTGGCGGGAAGCTGTAGACGCTATCAAGCGCATTCTGGACGAATATCCCAATGTGCGATTTCTGTTTAACGGGTGGATGGTGGTGACGGAAGCCAAGCCGGGGGCCAACCTTTACGAATTGCAAAGGCACTTTAAGTTCCCTGACCACTTTGTTGAACGCGGACTAATTGACCATCCCCGAGTAGAAATCTGCGAACCCTGTGAGATTCGGGACTACCCGAAGTGGTTACAGGGAATGCAGATTGATATTGGGCTGGCTCCCTTGGCAGATACTCGGTTTAACAAGAGCAAGAGCAACCTGAAATACCTCGAGTTTGGCGCAATGGGGGTTGCTGGGGTTTACGCGGATCAAGAAGCCTATGCGGACGTTGAGCATGGGGTAACGGGTTTGAAGGCTGGGAAGCCTAGCGAGTATTACACACAGCTAAAGAAATTGGTTGAAAGCAAGGAATTGCGGGAGCAGTTAGGAAATGCGGCTCACGCTGACGTTAAGGCTCGGTATTCCGCACAGCGCGGGGCCGAAAAACTCAAAGAAGTGTTTGACAGCTTGAAGGTGAAACAATGAAAAAGACTATCCTCGCCCTTGCCTTGCTCCCCAGCTTGGCGTTTGCAGACAGCATCCCCACGGCGGCGGACTACGTTACGCGGACGGGGTCTATCAGCACAAATGCTGCCGTTCTCTATGGTACGGATGGGAACTTGCTGCGCCCCTTGGCTGTTAGCGCGGCTGGTACGCTTGGTAGCGGCTCGTCTAGCGGCCTTGTGGCCACGGGCATGACCGCTTATACCGCGTTGAGCTACAGCGCGACTACGGTCAACCTGACCACCAGCGCTGGGGCTTCTGTTCCTGTCATGGTTTGCCTTTCGTCCAATGGAGGCGCTGCGGCTGGCTTCAAGATTCAGTTTAGCACTAGCTCTACGGCCCCCGTTGCGCTGACTAGCACAAGCCAGGGCCACTATATCGCGGCTTCGACTACGGCACAATGCTGGGGGCCTATGGCGGCTGGCACAATCCTACACATTGCTGGCGTTGCCGCTTCGTCTAGCGTGTTGGTGGACGTTCAGAAGGTGCAGTAATGAGGGCGCTTTGCCTGCTCTTGGCGCTGATTGCTGGCAATGCCTGGGCTGACATTGCGCCCAATACAACGGGGCTGTATGACCTTGAGGGAAACCTCACGGACAGTTCCGGCCTTGGCAACAATGGGACGCTGAATACTACTGTTTTTTACACAGCTACTAACCCTTGGCATGGTTCACAGTCCGGCGGTGGCGGCGGCATATTCACCATCCCCAATAGCGTTGTAGGAGCTTCTGGGAGTGTTGAATTTTCTTTTATTGCCCCTGATGTTGGCACGACAAAGGTAATGTTTTCCATTGCCACGGCTGGGGGTACTAGGACGCTAGAGATTTATCACAGCACAACCAACTTATATATGTTCAGCAATAGTATTGCGATTAACAACATCATCAAAAGCGGCCTAACTTCAGGTTCAAAGGTCTACGTCAAGACCACTTGGAACGGTACAACGTGGAAAACCTATGCCGGAGATTGGACAACTGCCGGGACTGTTACGCTTACAGAAGTGGGCTCGTATGCTTCGCCTAATACTTCATCCCCAACAACTATCAGCGTTTGCGGTTCGGTTCCGATTTCAAATGGGTTTAGCGGGTACTTGGATTGGGTTCGAGTTCGCAACGTCTACGACCCCACGACAACTGTTACCGTTGACCCAAGCGGAGCATCTAGCCCTTTGTCCCCATACATGAAGAATACCAACAAAAATTGGATGATGCCGAAGCTGTATCTTTTATTGGAAAAGATTTTTACCCGCCCCCTGTATGCTCTGGAATCCGATTGCAAGGTAGAACAGGCCAGGAACGTATTTGAGCTTTCGAAAGCGGACGCAAAAATAAAGAAAGACAAATCCGATGCAATTGCAGCCAAGCTTGCCGATGACATTGCAAAGGGGAAAACAACCTATACGGTGACTCCCTCTGTTACGCCAACCCGAACCCCCTCTGTTACGCCAACCCGAACCCCGGTGATCTAATGGCAGCTCTAAGCGGACAACGCACATTTTTACAGCTCCAGAACGCCGTGGGCGCTGTTCTGCTTGAGCAGACAGCTCTAAGCACTTCAACCTATCCAACCCTTGATAGCGTCAAGGCCAAGATTAACGAAGTTTATAGGGATATTGTCAGCAAGCACCCTTGGCTTCTGGACTACGCCGAAACTACGTTCAACACCGTGGCGAACACGGCGAGGGTTACGCTTGCGGACGGCATTGAGCGCGTCAATGGGATGCAGATTCAGGGCATTAACCTGCCTATCCGCTACATCCCCCGGAACAAGCTCCTGCTTGCCTATCCAGGGGGCTGGAATCAAATCACGCCGGGACAGCCCATCTATTGGACGGACGCGCCGCAGGCCAGCAACAATGCCTTGCAAATCGACCTGTTCCCCGCCCCCGGTAGCATATTCACAGTGACGGTGCAATATCAGCTCCGCCTTACGCCTCTTAGCGCGGACGGGGACTATAGCATCATCCCGCCAGAGTTTGAGGACATACTCATTTACGGAACCTTGGCGGACTTCCTTGCCCAGCTTTCGGACGCGCGGCGCGACTACTACCAAGCGCGATATGCCGAGCTTCAAAGCAAGCTCTGGATGCGTGACCAGACCAACTTGGACGGCATCGGTTCGCAGATGGATTACAGCGCGGGGCAAGTGGCTGGCTGGCCTGGAATGGTTCAGCCTTACATCGGGTAGGCTGTGAGAGAATCCACTAAATTCGAGCTGCTCAGCAACTTGAACGGGGGGCTGTCCACACGCCCCACGCCCTTGCTTGTCGAGGCTGGCAAGAAGATGCAGTCGCCGGACTTGAAGAACGTAAATTTCTTCAGGACGGGCGGCATTAGCAAGCGGTTGGGCAAGACGCAGCAGGGGGCAACCCTTACGGCCTCGTCTATCTACAATCAGGCCGGGACTACAACCTACAGCATTGCAAACACCGGAGCTTCTGGGAACGATACGTGGATTTGTATGCCCTTCACCACGGGTGGAGCGGCAATTATTGGAAGCGTAGAGGTTCAACTTGCGGCTACATTTTCGGAGCCCGTTAGTGGTGTTGGGGCAAGCATTTACACGGATTCCGGCGGGGCTCCGGCGGTTGAAATAACCCAGCTTGGTCAAACTCAGATTACCTCTTCTGCTACGCCAGCTTCTTTGACTATTACCGGGTCTGCAAACGCAAATGTTTCTGCCGCTACTACCTATTGGGTTGTTATTAAGGTTGGTAAGCAGGCAAGTAACATGACGGTTTATTATAAAGGTCAGGTTGGAACCCTTGGCCGCTTAAGCGTAAATAATGGATCAAGCTTCACCGACCCAAGCAGGGATATTTACTTTAAAGCATACGCTTCTACCACATCCACGGCGATTCAGGGAGTTTACGACTACCGCCCCACGCCTACGACTAGACAGCAGCTTGCCGTTATGAACGGGGCTCTATACAAGCGCGATAAGAGCGGAAGCAGCTTTATAAGCACGTGGACAAGCCTCTACGCTTCCTTCACAGCAGGCCAGGACGTTCTTTCATCCTTTGCCACGCTGAAGGATTACGCCTTTGTGTCCAACTACGCCAATGGGACTAGCCGCGTTTGGGACGGATCTGCGGCGTACACCATTAAGCAAGGATTCCAAGCCACATTTAGCGCGGCTGCGGCGGCGGGTGGCGCTGTTACTGCTGGCGTATACAAGGTCATGGCCGTTACGTCCCTGAAATCGGGCGGCTATCGTGCTTCGGCTCCCGTCAGCGTCACCACGGCGGCGGGAAACCTTACCATTGCGGTGACTAGCATTGTCGCTGATGGCACAAGCGCATCAAACTTTGGCTTTGATATTGACGCTACGGCTACCAAGTGGTTTATGACCGCAGCAGGCGGGGAAACGTACTACAAAATCCCCGCCGCTAACATGAGCGTTGCCAACCCCCCCGCCAACAATACCACTTCGTTCAATATTACGGCGCTGACAGGCTTAACCACGGCGAACACGCTTCTGGTTGAATACAGCCTTAATCAAGGCTACTTTACAAGCCAAGTCGCGGCCCCGGCAGTCAAGTATATGACCGCTTGGCAGGATTTCCTTGTCATGGCAGGGGATACGTCCAACCCCAGCCGCGTCTGGTTCTCTGAGCAAAACGCGCCTAATGTTTGGTCAACCTACGGCCAGATCTACGGCAACTATCTGGAAATTGATGACGGTGACGGTGACGTAATCACGGGCGTGTTCCAATGGAACGGTAGCCTTTACGTCAGCAAGCAGCACAGTCTGCATATCGTGGAATTTACGGGAAATGCGGCGGCTCCATTCCAGCGCCGTAGGCTTCCTGGCGATATTGGGGCCTTGTCCGGCTTCACGTTCAAGGATGTGGGCGGATTCTTCGTATTCCTTTCGGAGCGTGGAATTGCTGGATGCGTTGGCTCCATTGCCAGCATTGCCCCAGGTATGGAAAACATTCTTGATCTGTTCGACCCCAACGATTCTGACCGATTCAACCTTGCCGCCTGCACCTATTCCACGGCTGGGCATAATCGTGTGCTTGGTCAGGTCTGGTTTGGAGTTTCGTCTACCAATGCCACCACCCGCGACAAGGTGCTGATTTTCGACTATACCAACAAGTGCTTTTGGCTGGATGACGGCATTAGCGGGAACTACTTCACTGAAGTTGGAGATGCCAACGGCTTCTTTAGCGCGTGGTCGGGTGACTATTCTGGTCAGATTTTCCAGCACGATAGCGGGACTACCGACAACGGGGCCGCTATTGATTGGTACTTCACCACCCCCAACCTTGGCATGAAAGACCCCTATGCCTGGAAGCACTTCGACAAGCTGATGGTGGCCGGGGACAAGCAGACTAGCGGCACCCTGTCAATTGACGTTTACGTTGACCGCTCCACTACTGCAACAAAAACCTTGACAGTTGATATGACTGCTGATAGAATGCTGACGGGATATTTAACGCAAATTGGCGTCCGTGGAAAGACCGTTCAGTTTAAATTCAGGAATTCCGAAAGCGGCGTCCCTGTCCACATTGATAGCTTCGGCGTCTATTATGACAACGTTGGGTTGCAGGCATGAGTGACAAAATCCTAGCCGTCATTGACCCAGAAGTAGCGTCCTTTGAGCAAGTCAAGGAACAGCTTCAATCCATCCGTGACAATTTCCTGACGTTGCAGAAGGACAGCTTAAAGGGCGCGGCTCAGGTTCTTGCCTTTACGTCCCTTGGAGCTGACGTTTCCGTTCCCGAGACTACCCCCACGACCAAGGGCCTGAAAACGTCCATCACCACTAGCGGCGGGCTTATCATGCTGTTCGCCGTGGCCTTGGTCGAGACTCAGGGCGTTGCTACGGCTACCACTACCGTACAGCTCACCCTTGACGGGGAAGTTAAGGCCCAGCAGGACGTAGGCTTGCTTAACCTGTATCGCGGCGTGGCGTGTATGCCTTGGGCCGGATCAGTGGGCGCTGGGGTTCATGTAATTGACATGCTCTTTTACACGGATGCAGGCTCTTCGCTTGTGCATGGTGGCCTGACGCCCGAGACTTACCTTGTGGCCGTGGAGTTCATTATATGAGCTGGCTTAGTGACGCCGTTTCAAGCATTAAGGCCCCTACGCCGGATATTGGCGGCTTCAACGTAAACCCCGTCAATCTTTTGACGGGCACGGGTACGCCCATTGTCCCCGTCAATACGCCCATGACCCCCGAAGAGCGCAAGAAGGCCCAGCAGGTCAAGGACAAGATGGACGCTGGGTTCCTTGCCGAGACTGACGCCTCTGCCAATCAGAAGTATCTGCGCCACCTGAATGACCAATACATGAAGGGGTTCAGCAATGACCCCACAAGCTATGAGGGTATTTCGGACGCGGCGAACACGGCAGCTAGGGCCGAAAAGATAGCCCAGCGCAACAGCGTTCAATCGGGCCAGATGAACGCACGGCTGGGCAAGATGGGCGCTACCAAGGGCGCGGATTCCCTGCGGCTGGCCCTTGAGAACAGCCTACAGAACCAGCAAGACCTATCCTATAACGATGCCCAAGGCGCGTACAACGAATGGAACAGCAAGGTCAAGCAGATGCAGGACAGCCTTGCCAACCGCGAAAAGCTGGGGGCCAACGCTGTGCAGGGGCAAATTGGCCGCGCTACGGATATGGCGCACGGCTGGCAGGGGCAGATTGGCGAAGTGGGCGCGGGGCTGATTGACGCCTATGCTGGCGGCGCAAACATCCCCGCCCTAGTCATGCAGGGCTACAAGTACGGAATGCCTGTCCTAGCCCGTCAGGATAGCGCCCTGCGGAATGCCCTTGGGAACACCACAATGGACACGGCTAACTATCTGTTGAATCCAAACGTCAGCGTTCGCGGCTTGCAGGGCAAGATTGGACGCGAGGGGAACGACACTTCCAAGGAAATTTCTAAGCGTCTTTTGATTGATACGGGCTACTAGCCCACTAAGGAGAAACGTCATGGCGTTCGATTTCAACCCGTTCAACTCGTCCTTGTTCACCGGGGCAGGCACCCCTTGGGGCGCGAAGCAACAGCAGGGGCCGGACTACAGCAAGTTTGACATGAACCCGAATAACTACCAAGGCTTTGACAGCTCCAAGCTTCGGCAGGCGCTGAATCAGCGTGTGGCCCAGCGTGGCGGGGCGGCTCAGGCTCAGGCTATGGCGGCTCTGTCCAAGCAGGGTATCAAGGGCGCTGATACAAGCCGAGCCCTCACGGATCTGGCAGGCCAGCAGGAAGCCGCGACTAACGAAATGGACGCTAATCTGGCGTTGCAGGACTATCAGACCCGTATGCAACAGATGGCGCTGGCTCAGAATCAGTTCAACCGTGGTCAGGATTGGGCGGCTTTGCAGTCGCAGGGTGAGGACGCTGGGCGCTCTGCGCTGTGGCAGAATCTGTTCAATACTGCCGGGACTGTGGGTGGCGCGGTGCTTGGCGGCTACATGGGCGGCAAGTCTCCCAAGGCGGCTGGCGGTGTTGCTCCCGCCGCGTCTAGCGGCATGGATTGGTTCAGCACACAGAAGCCGCCTAGCACTAACCCCTACAATCTTTCCCTCTGGAAATAATCATGGGACAATGGGACGCTTTGGGCGCTGCGGCTGGTAGCGGTGGGCAGTTTATGAACGCTTTCCTTGCGGCGAAACAGCAGGCTATGCAACAGCGCCTTGCCGAGCAAAAGGCCGCGCAGGAAGCCGCGAACACTAACCCTCAATACAACCCGAAAGATTTCGGGATTGAGAACGCGCCCACCGATTTCAAGCTGAATCGCGCCGAAGCCGCCGGGTTCTTGAAGAGCCAGCAGGGGGCCGGGGCGTACAACCTTGGAATGCTTCTTGGCCTAGACCCCAATGACCCCCGTGCCAATATTCCTGTGGGCTCGAAAGCCGCCCCCGGCATTGTCGCGCAGGGTGTCGGCATGGCCCGGCCAACCGCTGAACAGTCCGCAAGCATGGCAGAGGCGGGGCAGATGGCGGAGCTTGGCGGTAAGCTTGGGGAGCAATGGAAGGCGTCAGGATTCAATGCCCCGTCTGGCACTCAGGCGGCAAAGGGCTTTGCGGCTGGTCTGCTTCCTGGCTCTATCAGCCAGAGGACGCTTGGGCCTGAATACACTCAGTTCCAAGATACAAAATCCATCCTTTCGGAAGTTGCACTCCGTGCGGCTACAGGCGCGGCGGCTCCGACCGAGGAAAAGAAACAGTATGCTGGGTATCTCCCCGACCCCGGCGACAGCCCCGATATTGCGCGGAACAAGATTGACAATTTCTTTGGGCGCATTAAAGCCAAGGCCAATGCTACGGCTACGGGGCTTGAGGCTCAGGGCCTTAAGACGCAAGCCGATTACTACCGCCGGACGGTCATTCAGGATATGGAACGCCAAAAGCAAGATTTGCTCCGGGCGTTTATTGGCGCGGAACGGAAACAAGGCGGCGGCGGGAGCCTGCAAACTCCAAGCGGCGTGCCCTTCACCGTAGAGGACTAAATGCCAAAGTTCAAGTTTACCGAGGGCGGCAGAACCTACAGCGTCACAGCCAACAGCGCAGACGAAGCCGCGCCGATGATTGATGACGTTGTAAAGCATCTGCGCGCCCAATCGAGCCCTACTGATCCGATGGCGGACGAGGGCGCGGCCCAGGCTTCTGCAGCAGGGCAAATGCTCCCGATGCTGAAAGAGGGCATTAACAAGTTTACCCCCGTTGGCTCCGTAAACGAAATCAATGGCCAGCTTGAAGGAACGCGCCCTAGCTCTGCGCTGTCTGCGGGGCTTGCTGGCGTTGACGTTGCGGGTTCCCTGCTAATGCCATTTGCGCGTAAAGCTGGGGCGGCATTTCAGGGGCTTGGGGCCGTTGGCAAGACCGCCCTTGCCGATTTGGGCATAGGCGCTGCGGCTGGCGCTACAAGTGAGGGCGCACAAATGGCGGGCCTTCCCGCCCCCATTGCTATGCCCCTTGGCATTGCGGCTGGCATGGCTACGGGCAAGCGCATTGCCCCCGAAATGACCCGCCGCGCCGTCCCGCAGGGGCAAGAGGCGCAGGCACTTTCTAGGGCCGTCCAAAAGATGGGGCTCCCCGTCCCGTTGCCCGCTTCCAATGCCCCCGAAGACGTTATGACCGCTTGGGCACGTGGACGAGATGTGGCGGGAGAGGCCGTGGGCAAGGCAAAGGAAGCCGCCTTGCAGACAAGCCAATCCACCCCTGATGTTCTGGCGCGTGTCATGGGCGGCATTGAAAAGACTGCCCGTGGCGTTTCGCCAGAGGCTGTGATTAGTGGCAAGCTTCTCCCTGGCGCTACCAAGAACAAGCGGGCTGCGGAATTTGTGGCTGGTGCTTTAGAGGATATTTCAACCATCCCCGAAGGCATCCCGGCTAATCAGGCCATGAAGATTCTCAACAATAAGTTGGAATCCGCCAAGACGTTGCTCGAAACGCAGGAGAGCATTGGCGCTGGCGTTCCTGGGAGGATCACGGGCAAGGCTATTTCCCGGTGGCAACGTGTCCTTAACGCGCTAGGCCCCAAGGAGCAAGTGGCGGTTGCTAGGGCTACGGATTCGGCCTTTAGCAAGCTTGTGACGTTGCAAGAGCTGGCGGAAAAGGCTTCTACCACTATGGCGGAGCAATCTCCAACCTTTAGAGCTAGGAACTTTGTCTTTGATTGGCAACGTATGCCACTTGCGGATAAGGCCAAATTCAGCGCAGAAGAAAAGGCCATTCTTGACGCATTGACGAAGCAGGAAGCCGAAAGCGCCCTTGCTAAAGCCGCGCAATGGGTAATTAACCAGAAGAAAATCATTGGCTCACAGGCTTTGACCTTCCACCCCACGGCGCGTTTCTACGAGCCCGCAGTTAAAAAGCTCCCGCCCCGAGCCGGTGGTGCTTCCGCTATTTCAACGCTTCGCCCGCAATTCATCCAAGCCCTCAACAATCAGGAGAACCAGCAATGAGCGACACACGCGGATTTTTGCAGGCTATCGTTGACAGCCTGACCAAAGACGAGATTAAGTATGGCCCCAAGGGTCGTCCCCGCGATACGCAGAAGCGGGAGGGCGAGAGCCGCAAGAAGTCGGAGAAAGAAGCCTATGCTTCCCTTGAAGAGCCCACGGAGGAATAATCATGGCCCCGCGTAAAAAGAAGCGTAAAAAATCCTACTACTGCTAGGCGGCTCCTATGGTTCCCGTAAGGAAAGAGGAAGCAGAGCGGCGGCATTGGCGGGCCTTTTGGGACGAGGTTCCCGGCTGGGCTAAAACGGCAATCGTAGCCCTTGGAGCTGCGGCTGGGTCAAGCTATATTAGCGCCAGCCCCAAGGACTTGCCCTCCCAGGTGCAAGCGATTGAGCTAAAGAACGTCCGCATTGAGACACAGCTTGATTCCATGCAGAAGCAATTGGACAGGATGGAGCGGCTACTTGAGAGGCGGCTTGGGCCTACTGCGTCCAAGCAAATCCGGGCAGATATTGAGGGTTAAAGATGCCGGAATTCAGCTCCACTAGCCTAACGCGCCTAGCAACGTGCGAGAGGGATTTGCAAGCCCTATTCCTATGCGTCATACGGGAACGGGATTGCGTCATCCTTTGTGGTCACAGGGGGGAAGAGGATCAGAACAGGGCTTTTGACGAGGGCAAGTCCAAGCTTCGCTGGCCGCATGGGAACCACAACAAGATGCCCAGCAGGGCCGTGGACGTTGCGCCTTACCCGTTGGATTGGGATGATAAGCAGTCGTTTTACGAATTGTCAAAGGTAGTCAAGAAATACGCAGACAAGCTAGGAATCAAAGTCCAATGGGGCGGCGATTGGAAAACCTTTGAAGATTTACCGCATTGGGAGCTAGTATGAATTGGGATAAGGACGTATTGCTTAAGATTGTGGGCCTGTTTGAGCGGGTCAACAGCAAGCGCATGGTAAGCCATTTTGTGCTGCTGCTGTTCCTGTGGGCTTGTGGTGGCCCTAACGCTATGGCATTCGGCGTGGTAACTTGGCTTATTTTGGTATTGACTTTAATCAGGCACCCGGGCGGGGACAGCTTGACAAAGGACGCGAAATAGGTTACGATTTCCAAGTCTACTACCCAGCGCGGCCCCTCTCCCGCGTTGACCCTGTTCACAGGTGATGCCCCCTTCGGCGGCTAGGTAGGCTTTGGGGCGGGGTTCTTCGGAGCCTCGCCCCTTGCTTTAGGAGAACAATGAGAACATTCTACGCAATTTCTGCGGTGATTATCTTGGGGTCAATCGGCCTGTTCGAACTGCATGACAGTCGGAAGGACTTGCAGAGGCTTGAGGCTGAGAACAGGGAATTGCGTCTCAGGGACGCGGCAAGGGCGCGGGTCAAGAACTTCAAGGATGGCATTGTGCCTGTAAACTATGATGCCGTAGTAGCGGCGGCGTATGATATGGGAACGCCTGCAAGCATGGTCTATGCCGTCAGGAAGCAGGAAAACGGTTCACCTTTGTGGGAGCTTGGTCACAAGGGAAAGACTAGCACAATTGCGCTATGCGTCCCGCCGGATCAATGGCAGTATTACGAAGCGGCTAGGACTGT